ATATGCTGGTACTAACTCGCTATTTGCTGCTGGTGCTACTCAAATCTTTAAGTTTGACTCTAGCGATACAACACTCGATCCGTTAACGACTACGGGTTATACGACTGTTTCATCGTGGGATGTGACTCAGTTCGGGTCAAAGATGATCGTAGCGAACGGATTAGACAAGCTGCAATCGTTTGATTTGTCTGGCGGTGCGTACTTCTATGGGCTAGATGATGCTCAGTTCACAGGGTCTATTTCAGGTACTACGCTAACTGTTTCCTCAATGGCGTTCGGAAGTGTCGTAGTAGGTCAGACGATTAGCGGAACAGGCGTTACAGGCGGTACTAAGATCACGGCTTACGGTACTGGTGTAGGTGGAACTGGTACTTATACGGTCAGTTCTAGCCAGACGGTATCGAGTACAACGATCACAGCGACAGGAAATGCTCCACCAGCTAGGTTTGTTACCGTAGTTCGTGACTTTGTGGTGGCTGCTAATGTTTCCGGTGGTGAATCTACGGTCTACTGGTCAGACATTAACAACGAACTAAATTGGGTTCCTAGCTTTTCTAGTCAGTCTGACTCTCAGTATCTGCCTGATGGTGGGAATATCACAGGTTTAGCGGGTGGTGAGTATGGTCTAGTGTTCCTAGAACGTGCGATTTATCGTATGACGTACTCAGGTAGCCCGTTTTTCTTCCAGTTTGACGCTATTTCTAGGACTTTAGGGTGTATTTCTGCTGGTTCTATCACTCAGTTCGGTGGAATAACGTATTTCCTCGCTGATGACGGGTTTTATCTCTGCGATGGACAGAATGTTCAGCCGATTGGACTAGAAAAGGTGAATCGTTGGTTCTTTGATACGGCTGTTTTGACTGATATTGCTAATACGATGTCGGCAACGATTGATCCGATTAAGGGTCTAGCTGTCTGGTGCTTTCCTAACAAGGAAGGTGGTAGCTTATTGCTGATTTACAACATCCAGTTAAAGCGTTGGGCTTATGCTTCTACGGATGCAACGTCTATCTCATACATTCTTACGCCATCTGCAACATTAGAGCAGGTAGATAACTACGATAACAACCTAGATACGTTAGATATTCCGCTAGATTCGTCGGTATGGGCTGGTGGACTACTGGAATTTGCTGGTGTTAGGGCGCAAAAGATCATTGTGTTTGACGGTACTGTTATGTCTGCCACGGTATCAACGGGTGATATAGATGCTGGCCCTAGTATGGTAACTATGGCTCGTCCTTACGTTGATGGCTCTACCGGATCGGTGGCTATAGCGACTCGTCAGGCTTTATCTGCTCCTCCGCAGTACACCAGTTATTCTGCTGCTAACAGCGATGGTCGTTGCCCACTAAGGTCTAACGGTAGATTCCATAGGATTTCAGTTCAGACAACAGCCGGTGATACTGGATGGGATACGATTGTTGGCGTAGATGTTGAGATTCAGAAGTCAGGGTCGAGATGACACAGTTTCGGACATTACCTGTATTCGGTGCTGATCCTCGTCAGACTTCTGAGGTTGTTCGTGGGATTATGGACGGTAAGACCAATAACACCGGCTTACTGACTTTAGCGACTGGCAATGCTACGACAACGACCCTATTTGACGAGCGTATAGGCTATGACAGCCTGATTTTCTTTATTCCGGTATCTAACGCTTCTGAGAATGATTCGGCTCCTTACGGGGCGTTTCAGGACACCACAGACCAGACTGCTGCGAATACGACTACTGCCTACGCTATTACATTAAATACAACAGATTACTCAAATGGCATCTATCTTTCTAACAGTTCTCGTCTTAACGTCAGGAATTACGGTATTTACAACATTCAGTTCTCGCTACAGTACCAGAACACTACGAATGACGGTCAGGATGTAGATATTTGGTTTAGGAAGAACGGAACGGATGTAGATGGCTCTAATAGCCGTTTTCATATGCCAGCGAGAAAGAGTACAGGCGATCCGAGTCACTTAATTGCTGCAATGAATTTCTTTATGGAAATGAACGCTGGTGATTATGCTGAGATTATGTGGCGAGTAACTAATACAGGCGTTTCGCTAGAACAATATCCAACTAGCACAAGTCCTACCAGACCTTCGATTCCTTCTGCTATTGTTACGGTAAGTTATGTAGCTCCGGCTGCAACGACGAACCTATACGTTTCTGATAGGCAACAAGGGTCTGCTACTGTTGCTCATTGGGCAAATAACACAGCAGACAAAACTTACGGATACATCATAGTCGGATGACAGAATTTAACTTTGTACCGCAGCAGGAGATACGAAATTGGTGGCCTACGATAAAGCCTGGGTTAGATGAGATTAAAGAAAAAAGTCCTGAGCCTTGGATAGTTGAGGATGTTTACGTCGATCTGTTTAACCAGAAATCGATGCTGTGGATAGCGTTAGAAAATAAGCATTTTGTAGGGTTCTTTGTATTGCAGCCGCTAGGTCATGAGCTACATATTTGGGCTGCTTGGACGGTAGAAAACGATTATCAAGTGGTTGAAAAAGGTTTACAATTCATTAAGAATATGGCACAGAATTCTAGTGTCAAATACTTAACCTTTTCCAGTCATCGTCAGGGTTGGCAACGTAGGGCGAGTCATTACGGATTCCGTCCTAGAAAATGGATTTGCGAGGTCTAATATGGGTGGCGGTGGACAAGAAAGTCGGACAGAGATAGGGCCAGAGTTTAAGCCTTTTATCACTTTTGCTTTAGAGGAAGCCAAGAAACGCTATCAGGCGATGCCGGAAGCTCCTAGCACTCTAGCAGTTGGCCCATCTTCAGCGACTCAGCAAGCGATGTCTATGGCTGAACAGAGGGCTTTAGCTGGCTCTCCGCTAACAGCACAGGCTCAGAACCTAATCTCTCAGCAAATGGGCTATACGAGTCCTTATGCCGCCAAGATTGAGTCTATGGGCATGGGTGCTGTTGATCCTAGTTCTGGCTTCTATCGTTCAATGATGGAAGGTCAGCCGGAGTCAGAGGCTGCTCGTCTAACTCGTTCTACTGCTGGCGGTGCTTATCTTGGTGGTGGTAGCGAATATCTACAAGGTGCTTTGTCACAGGCTAACCGTCTAGCGGGTGAGCAGTTTGGCGAGAGCATGAAGAATCTACAGGCTCAAGCTGCTGCTGCTGGTCGTTATGGCTCAGGTGCAATGGCACAGCAAACGGCTAAATCTCAAGATATTTTAGCTAGAGGATTAGCAGAACAGAATCAGAAAGCCTACCTAGCGAACTATATGGCAGAGCGTCAGGCTCAAGAGGCTGCTATGGGTCGTTTGGGAGGATTAGAACAACAGGCTATAGCGAATCGATTTGCTGGTGCTAGTGGTCTAACGGCAGGTGAGCAACAGGCTTTGCAGACCCGTCTAGGGGCTTTAGGTGCTGCTCAACAGATTACTGCGGGTGACTTAGAGAGACAACGTGCAGCGGCTGGAATGGCTCCGGGATTGGCTGCTCAGGATTACGCAGATATTCAGAAGTTGTTACAAGTTGGTCAGGGTCGAGAGGCTTACGATCTACAGGCTATTCAGGGTCAATTGGCTGCACAAGACTTGCCATTGGATCGTCTGCAACGTGCTGCGAATATCTTCTATGGTGCGCCATTGGAAACGACTACTAGCTCTGGTGGGGGTAAATAATGAGTGGAATGGAACCATTATTGATTGGTGCTGCTCTAGGCGGTGGTGTATCTGCTGCTAGAGGTGGTAATCCGTTAAAAGGCGCATTGTTAGGTGCTGTTGGTGGCGGCATTGGTGGGGCTGCTTTAGGGGCTGGTAGTGCTGCTTCTACTGCTGGCATGACTGGTGCTGCTGCTGTTCCTGTTGGTTCTACCGCTAGTGCTGCTTTACCTGCTGCTGCGGGTGCTAAAGGCATATTTGCTACGGCTACAAATCCTGTATTTGCGGCTACTGGTGGGTCAACAGGTCTTATCCCATCGATAACTGCTCCAGCTACGCTTATGGATCAACTAAGTGCAGCAGGAAAGTTTGCTAAAGAAAACCCGTTTCAAATGAATCTAGCATCAAATGTTATGCAACAAGATATGCAAAACGCAGAAATGCGAAACGCTGAGATGAGAGCTAGATCAGGTTTGATGACTGGTAAGCAAATACCAATGCAGCAGCAACAAGCGGCTAATTTTGGTGTGCCACAGTTTAGTTTAATGTAGGTGACATTATGGCAATAGAAGATTATGTACCTAATATCTTTGGTGGCGTACCAGTAGGCTATGAAGGTCTACTAGGGGCAGACCAATCTGCTGCACTACAGAAAAGATCGAACCTAGCTGGATTGCTAGGTTTTGGTGCTGCATTGGCTCAGGGTATGGGTGCTGGTGGTGCTAGACGTTCTGCGTTACAGAATGTTCTAACTGCTGCTGCTCAAGGTTTTTCTGGTGCTGGTCAGACCTATGAGGCTGGTATTAACCAGTTGCTTAATCGTCAAAAGATAGCTCAGTCACAGTATCAGTTGCAAGCTATTGAGCAGTTGTTGCAAGACCCACGGGTTAAAGATGATCCGACTATGCAAGCGTATATTCGGGCTAATCCTGCTGAGGCTATTAAGTTCTTGGCTGAAAATGCGCCTATTCAACAGGCTTTAGCTGCTCCAACAGCACCACCACCTGTATCAGTTGCTCCTGCTGCTGCGGCTATGGCTACACCGTCTGGTGCTGCTCCTTCTGGTGCTACTCCTCAAGATGGTCAACTGCCACCAGTAACGGTAGAAGGTAGGCCAAGCCCTGATTCGGCTATGTTGACAAGAAAGAATCAACTACTTGAGCAGAATCAACGACTGACTGCATTGCCTAGTAAACGTGCTGACGAGATTATCAAGCGTAATCAGGGCGAGATTGAGACTATCAACAAGGAACTAGACCGTTCTGCTGTTGCTGGATTTGATTTCCAAGCAGTTGAAAATATTGTTCCTCAGCAGTTTAAGGGTCGTGTTGCTAATTTGCGACAGGCTGCTGAATCTGGTGCGATAACGATGAATGAACTGACTCAGCGTCTACAGGACATTGAAAAAGGTGCTACTGAGTTCGTACTTAAAAAGACTGATTACACGAATCAGGATCGTCGTGTTGCTGCTGGTCTGTTCCAAGGTCGCGCTATTGAAGAACTGAATCCTGCTGAACTCATGCAACTAGAGAATAAGTTGTATGAGATGCGTATTGCTGAACGTAAGGCAGGTGCTACGAATATCAATATGCCAACGGAATCAGAGCGTACTGCTGGATTCCTAACGAACCGTGTTGTTAATTCGCTAAACCAGTTGCAGACTGTTGTGGGTGCTAAACCTACGGCTGCTTCTCCTAACTTTGGTGCTGAAGCTGTTAGGTTCCTTACCGGCTCTGAGTATCTTAAAAACTTGGCAAATCCTGAAGCTCGTCAGCAAGTAGAGGCTGCTCAGTTAGAAATTCTTGATGCTGCGTTGACATTGGGTACTGGTGCTGCTTATACCAGAGAGCAATTAGAGAACTATCGTCGGTCTTATTTTCCACAGTTAGGGGATAAGCCGGGAACTGTTGCAGATAAGCAAAAGCGTCTAACAAGCCTGATTGATTCGGCAATGATTAAGTCAGGTCGTGCTGCTCCTAGTATGCCAGCAGGTGTAGCTCCTGCGTTTGATATAAACGCTATCCAACAGGAATTAGATCGTAGAAAGGGTAAATAATGGACTTGTCCAAACTTTCTACCAAAGACTTAGAGTACCTTAAGGCTGGAAAGCTAGATAAGGTATCGACTGCTGGTCTTGAAGAAATTGCTAAACAGCAAGGCACTCCGGCTATTCCTAGCCCGTCTGTAGTGGCTCCAGTTCCTTATTCAACGGGTGCTGAGACTGCTCGTTCTGCTGCTCAAGGTCTAACCTTTGGCTTTGCTGATGAACTAGAAGCGGCTGTCCGTAGTGGTCGCATTAGCGGTGCTGAGTACGAGAAGATTAGGGATCAACTACGCGCTCAACAAGGCCAGTTTGCTCAGGAACAGCCTATGAGGGCTGGTGGTACTGAGTTTGCAGCTAGTATGGTTGCACCTGCTGGTGTAGTTACAAAGCCGATTACTCGCGGTGGTGGAATCCTAACGGATATATTGCTTGGTACTGGTATGGGTGCTGCTACTGGTGCTGGTAAAGCGACTGAGGATGTAACCGGAGGTACGGTAACTGGTGCTTTATTAGGTGGTGGTGGTACTGCTGCTCTAAGTGGTGGTGGTCGGTTGTTAGCGCCTGCTATACGTCCTGAAGCTGCTGCATTACGTGAGCAAGGTATTCCTTTGACTCCGGGTTCAGCGTTTGGTGGTCGTATTCAACAGATTGAGCAAGCCGCTGAGAGTCTGCCATTGGTAGGCGGTATCGTAAGTGGTGCTAGACAGCGACAGTTCGAAAAGTTTAACGAAGCCGCTTACAACAAGGTTTTGAGCAATCTTGACTCTAAATTGAAGGTTCCTCAAGGTCTTGTGGGTCGTGATGCGTATATGTTTGTTGAGAAGTCGATCAGAGACAAATATAACGACGTAGTGCCTGATCTAGCGGTTAAGTTCACACCTAAGGTTCAGTCTGGTTTTGATGCCATTAAGAACCGTTACGCTAAAGGTAACTTGTCAGAGGCTGATAGAAACCAGTTCCAGAACTATGTTAATGCTTTGGAATCTGACTTTAGGGCTTCTGGTGTCGTTGGTGGCGTTAAGGCTCAGGCTATCAAGCAAGATTTATCAGATATGGCTAGAACGTATGGTGCTGGTACTGGATCAACAAAGATTCTAGGTGATGCTTTCAAGGAACTTGAAGGTTTCTACATGAATACTTTGCGGAACCAGAATCCTAAGTACGCTGCTGACTTGAAGAAAGTTGATTCTGCCTATCGTGATTTTGTCCGAGTGCAGACAGCTATGGCTAAGACTCGCGGTGAGGAAGGCATCTTTACTCCTGCTCAGTTAGAGGCTGCTGTGCGTCAATCTGATGTTTCTAAACGTAAGGCTGCATTTGCTAGAGGTGGTGCGCCTATGCAAGACTTGTCTAGTCGTGCGACATCGATTCTAGGCCAGAAAGTGCCTGATAGCGGAACTGCGACTAGAGGCATGACTGGTGCATTGCTTACAGGTGGTGCTGGTTACGTTGACCCGATGGCAGGTGCTTTGACTGCGCTAATGACTGCGCCATACTATCGTTTAGGCGAGAAAGCTATGTTTGCGCCTAGACCTGCAACATTTACTGAGGCTGTCCAGAGAGGTAGAACTGCTGCACCTTTTGCTGTTCCCGGCCTTCTAGGTTTAATCCAATAGGTGAATCATGCCAAAGACAAAGATCAGCGAATTTAGCGCAACAGCAGCAAACAATACCGATATTGACGGTATTAACATTGCGGAAGGCTGCCCACCATCGACGATTAACAATGCTATCCGTGAGTTGATGGCACAGTTAAAAGATCAGCAAGCAGGTACGGCTGGAGATAACTTTACTGTAGGTGGTGATCTTAGCGTTTCAGGTAACGTCACGTTAACTAATGCTTTGCCTATTGCTCAGGGTGGTACAGGCCAGACTACGGCTTCTACGGCTATCAATGCGTTAATGCCTAGCCAGACAAGTAATTCAGGTAGATACCTTACGACTAATGGCGTTAGCGTTTCTTGGGGTACTGTAACGCCGGGGAGTGGTACGGTTACTAGCGTAGCACTTCAGTCTAACCTTTCAGGTATCACGGTATCAGGTTCTCCAGTTACTACGTCAGGAACATTGATTCTTTCTGGCACATTGGCTGTTGCTAACGGTGGTACTGGTCAATCTACCTTATCAACTGGTGCGGTTCTTGTTGGAAACGGCACTTCTGGCATTTCCTCAGTCTCTCCGGGTGGTAGTGGTCAAGTCCTAACGTCTAACGGCTCGTCTTGGTCATCGTCGGCATTACCTACGGCTTCTGCTACGGTTTCAGGTGTTGTAACAACAGGTAGCCAGAGTTTTGCTGGTGCTAAGACATTTGATACAGGGATTATTTCTCCTAACGGATATAACTTTACATCGACAGGCAACTCGATTTATTGGACTGGTGCTGTAATGGAGGTCTATATCGGTTCAGCGATGAAGTTTTTCGTTGGATCATCGTCAGCCGGTTTCAGTATCTCAGACGTTCAAAAAGTCGGTGGTGGATCGTTTAACTCGTACTCAGACTCGCGTTACAAGCAGGATATTTCTGCTTACGGTAAGGGTTTAGCTGAGATCAAGCAGGTAGAACCTAAGAACTACCGTTATACCGCTGAGTTCATGAAGTCTGGTAGCCCATCACAGGCTTTTGTTGGTGTTATTGCTCAGGAACTAGAGGGTACAGCCTTTGCCAACTGCGTAAAAACTGACGCTAATGGATATAAAATTGTGGATACATCAGAGCTAACCTTTGCTCTTATCAATGCTGTAAAAGAACTAAGTGCAAAAATTGACCAGTTAGAGGCTAGAAATGTCTGATATTGACCCTAAAGAGTTCGGTATGCTACAGGCTGATGTTCGTACCCTAATCAATGAAATCCACCTGCTACGTCAAGAGATGGCTCAGGTTAATGCCGTTATCAACAAAAGCAAAGGTGCTATGTATATGCTGATGTCTGCCTCTGGATTGGTAGGCTCTGCATTTACTATCTTTGTAACTAAGGTATTTGGGTTGTAAGAAATTGACCCTATAACGATCCTTGCTGCTGCTAATGCTGCTGTTGCTGCGGTTAAGAAGGGTTGTGAGCTTTACAAGCAGATTAAAGGTGCAGCAGGAGATGTTAAGGAAGTACTAGACGATCTAAAGTCGCAGTACGAGAAAGCAACAGGTGGTAATCCGACTCCTGCACAGAAGCAACAGTATTACCAAGAAGTTCAACGAGTTCAAGAAGTCGCTAAGTCTGATCCTAATGATGTTTTTACAGACATTGGGAACCAGCTAGGTGCTTTGATGGATTCCTACGATGCAATCAGTAAACTATTCCTAAAAGAACAACTAGACGCTAAACAGGTTTACAAGGGCGAGGAATCAATAGGTAGGAGAGCATTAAAGAGAATACTGATTACGTCGAGACTTGATGCAATGCTAGTAGAGATACGTGAAACCATGACGTATCGTGCGCCACCAGAACTAGGTGCTTTGTGGAGCAAGTTCGAGGAAATGTGGCAGAGGATTGTCGCAGAGCAAGAGGAAGCTCATGCCGAGGAACTTAGGATAGCGCAGATTGCATCATGGCAACGAAGAAAAAGGATAGCGGAAGCCAAGTCAAAAATAGCATGGGTTTCGGCAGTAGTTTTCGTAGTAGCGTGGGCGGTGGGAATAATGTGGCTAACAACGAAAAGCGCGAGTCAGAAGATGTACCTTGGTCTTTGATAACGGTGGTGATGGCAGTTTTGTTAATGTTCTTCATCATCATGCCTGTCCTAGCGTTTATGTACTACGATATGTATTATGCAACACAGGCTGCGGTTACTGAAGTCAAGAAGATGAAAGAGTTAAGACGAGAAATCCTAGAGGAACGGATGTATGGTCGATAGAAAAGCCTTCAGAGCGTTTATTCCTCACTCTAAGTATTCAGACCATTGGTATGAAGCTCTGTTTAGTTCACAGACAGAGTTAGGTGGTAAGTCACTCTTAGAAGAATACGAGATTACGACTCCACAACGAATAGCTGCTTTCCTAGCCCAATGCCACCATGAATCAGGTGGATTTGTCTGGCTAACGGAGAACCTGAACTATAGTGCTTCAGGACTTCTTAAAGTATTCCCTAAGTATTTTTCTACAGACTCACAGGCTAAGTCCTACGCTAAACAGCCTGACAAAATAGCTAATTACGTCTATGCGAATCGTATGGGTAACGGTGATGAGGCTTCTGGAGATGGTGCTAGGTATAAGGGCCGAGGATTGATCCAGCTAACAGGCAAGGATAACTATTTTTGGTTTGCTGCTTCCTTAGAGATGACTCCTGAACAAGCCTCAGAGTACACACAGACATTTGAAGGTGCTGCTCAGTCTGCTTGCTGGTTTTGGGAGACTAATAAGCTCAATCGATTCGCTGATACTAGTGACTTGAGAGGCATGACTAAGGTGATTAACGGTGGTTACAAGGGAATGGAAGATAGAGAGGCTCAGTATGCGCGTGCTTTACGTTTGCTTGGTGCTTAGTTTGTTTGGATGCGATAGGTTCCGTTATCCTTGTAGCGACCCTGATAATTGGGAAACTAAGCAATGCAAAAGACCCTATTGCGCTGTTACCGGAACTTGTCCAGACCAGCTAATGAAACCAGAGGAAGTTAAGGATGAATCCCCTAAAATTAGTCAGCCAGTTTCTTGCAATGACGCAGGAACAACACGATGCAGTAATTAAATTCTGTATCGCTGTAACTTTCTGTTGTACGGTCATTATCATGGTTGGTGTGTCACTCTATAGTGTTGTATTTGTGACACAGCCTATGAATGGCATGGCTCCTGCTGATAAGCAGTTCTTCCTGATACTGTCCGATATGTCTAAGTACATTCTCGGATCGTTGGCTACGCTCCTTGCTGTCAAGGGTAAGGATGCTCTGCCTCAGTTCACTCCACCCGGACTATCGACTAAAGAGGAACGTGATGATAAGCCTCAACCACCACCACCTAAAGCACCGACTCATGCACCTGTCCGCATGGAACCGACGATACAGCCTATTTCGTCACAACTAGCAGGGTATAACGGCAAAGCTGCTCCTGAACAACCACCACATCCGGAGATTTCATGATTATCTACCTACGCATGGCTGCTACTGTTTTGCTAAGTTCTGTCTTAGTGTTCCAGATTCATGCAGCAGAGACTAAGAAGGTCTGTCACGCTGAGAAGGATCGTAAGGGTAAAGAGGTTCAGGTCTGTCGTGAGGTCAAAGTTCACAAACGACTAGACGCGACTAAAGTTCCACCTAAATGAATCCTTGGTTTATTTCCGGTTCCCTTATTGCCATTATCCTCGCAGCAGCAGGAGGATATTTTCAGGGTTCAGAGCATGGTAAGGCGCAGGTGCAACAGGCATGGGATAAGGAAAAAGCTGCTCAATATGCGGAGTACGCCAAGGGTCAGGAAGCGGCTAGGAAGAAGGAACAGGAGCTACAGGCAAACGCAGACCAGCTAAGGAGAGAGAAGGATGTTGAAATTAAGAATCTTAACGCTAGGGCTACTGCTCTCACTAACAGCTTGCAGCAGCGTCCGTCCATCTCCACCCAAGCAAGTGCCTTGTCCGGTTCCTCCGGTGCTGGACAAAGTGGATGTACCCCAAGACAGCTTTATCGAGAAAGTGCAGAAGATTTTGTCAAAGTAGCACTAGAGGCTGATAATCTTAGGGTCGCTTTAGCCCAATGTTATGCACAGTACGATTCACTCAGAAAGTGAGTCCTGAGCCTCTGTAGCGATCTGTGAGGCTGTTTTTATGAGTTGGTCATAGGATAGACCACCCTTAGCAATTAAGCCTCCTAGAGCCGCTGCAAAGAATAATTGCCAGTCGTAATCTTTGGCAGTTGGCTTAGGTTCCTGCCACTTAGGATCATCCGGGTTCTTACGTGGTCTGCCCATTGTTAATCCCTTGCTCTAATAATATGTATGGCTCTTAGACATCCTTCTTGTCCATGAAGAATGTTACTTATATTTTTTATGCAAGCCTCTCGTTCAGCAGAAGCTACAAGTTTAGCGAACTTTTCTAGGCAATTTACAAAATCATCTATATCTGAAAGTGTTGGGCAAAGAGCAAAATACCCATCTAATTCTGCCTCTGTTATTAGTTCGTTAATTTCATCCTTGGTCATAGTTTCCTCTGGCAACTAAATGCCTGAATATCTACTCGAAAAGCGTTAGCAAACTTACAATCTGACGCTATCCGTATCTCAGTCTGGATTGCTCCTATGTTGTAACCAATGACACATAGGATGATGGCAACCATAGATTTAGCCCACCAGCTATTAATCATCTCAACTACCTTTTTAAGTTCTTCAGGCATCTTTGACGAAAACTCC